TCTAGATTCTTGCTGCAAACGTGTACCGTTTGCGTGATTAACAGTTCTAATTTCTGTTGTAGCATAAGTTAAATCTTATTGCAACATATAGAACAACTGACTTCCTGGCGACCATAAGCCCAGTACTTTTCAGTGTTGATTGCGTAGGCGTTAAAGCGTGCGTGGATGTAGAGATGATAATCTACATTTCATAAAATTATCTGTTTGGCTGTATGCAAAACAGTCACCCAACCCATCTTGTATTAGATATTTTAGGAAATTATGCTTATTTCCCTAATCTTACTAAACTAAAGCACTACTTTCAAGCGTAGAATAAACTTGAATTTTACTTCTTATTTCGATCGTGTTATAATTCGAATAAAATCCTGACGAATAATTCGAAGCAATGCGATTTAAGAAGATGTTCCATCCTTTGTGGCTGTTTAGCCACACCCGCGATGCAAGCGGTTCGTAACAGAATGTATTTAGGATTGAGAGATCCGCATGCATTTAAAGCTCTCTCGCGAACTCAAACGAAGAAACAATAATAGATAATGTAACTGCTGACACGTCTGAACAGATTTCGGAAACGAAAACTGAACAACAGACTCTTTTTGATCAGCGTGTGATACCTACTGCTACTGGATATTTGGATGGAAGTAATACACTTCCTCCCCCTATATCCGTAGTAGAAGATGAATTTTCGCATTTAGACGTTCTTAAGCAACCTATCAGATTAGCTTCTGGAGCGTGGGCAACGACTAATACCGTGAATACTGAACTTCTTTCAATGGAAGTTCCAGATATTTTTGGTACGTTTCCTACGATTCATAAGCAATTATTGCAGCTTTATACGTTCTATAAGTTTTCATTACGATTTCGAATCGTGGTTAACACGACTCGATTTCATGCTGGAAAACTTATAGCACTGTATGATCCTTTCAATACTTTTGGTACTGGTCTCGACAGATCTCCTGACGTTTGGGCTGCAACTGGCTATCCTCATGTGAAGTTAGATGCAGCCGTCAGCAATTCTGCCGAGATTGATGTGCCATTTGAAAATTTGGTAACTTTCTTAACGACTACCTCTCCCGAACTTTCCCCTCCCATGGGCATTCTTCGCGTCTTGGTGTTTAATCCACTCCAAGCCGCGGCGGGTGCTACAGACCCCATTACCTTTAATGTGTTTGTTTCTGCAGCTGAAGTTCAGCTGCATTTACCAACACTTCCTCATGTTCCTCAATTCTCTACTCCTCCAACGATGAATATCAATCTGAAAGAGATTGTATCCACCGCTGGAGGAATAGCGAAGACCGCGACTGGGGCTATTGCCGATATAAAATCCGGTAATATCTCTGGTCTTTTTAAACGAGCTAAAGATTTCTTTTCCTTGGATCGGCCTGCAAATGCCGATTCAAGACAAGGAAATTGTTTGGCTACAATCTCCCCTCCTGCACATATGTTGGGATTGGATCAATCAGTCCGTTTAGGCGCCACACAAGATGGCGCTTATTTGGAAACTGATTTTTCTACTGCCCCCGTTACAGATATGAGTATCTATAATATTATACAGCGACCGATGCTGGTTAACCAATACACTTGGTCATCAGCATCGCCTACTGATACTATTATAGATACTATTTTTGTAAATCCTGGTTTTTGTCACCAGGATGTGCAGGTTCCTGATGTATCAGCTTTGTGTCATAACACTTTTCTGTCCTATTTTGCGACCATGTTCGAGTTTTGGCGCGGTGGAATCAAATATACTTTTGATTTCGCTGCTACAAATTTTAACACTGGCCGCTTGATGGTGGCATTTGTTCCGACACAAGGTTTGATACCTTTGCCTGGCGTTGTAACAAACGTCACAGGGCTTTCAAACACTCCACATATCATTTTCGATTTGGAGCAGCATAAGGAATTTAGTTTTACTGTTCCTTATGTTGCTTCAACTCCACGAAAACGTTGTGTGAATGGTTTGCAAGCCTTAACACCTACTACAGATTCGACTGTGACTGGAACGTTGGTTATTATAGTTGTTGATCCTTTAACAACTTCTAATAACTTGCCTCCCACTATACAGTTTAATATGTATATGTCTGCTGCCGAGGATTTTCGATTTTATGCTCCTAGGATTTCTCCTAGTACGCATTTTGCCGAAGATCCTGTGTCAGAGACTGAACGTATTACCATGAATTCTGCAGCGATGCAGGATGAATCAGTAATGCGTGAGGTACAACCCGCTCCGAGTATAGTAAAAGGCGCACCATCTATCTCTACTCCGGAATATTTCGGAGAAGTTATAAATGATGTGCGCGATCTGTGCCGGCGCTATTTTCGATACCCAACAAGTATCACAATGGCAGCCGACCCAGATCGCACTGGTATGGTAATCGGAAAATCATTTTTCGGTGCTCATCCAGACTCTTACTATTCGACAAATTTCTTTACGAATATTCCATTTTCGTCTCATTCATTCGCGACATTAATATCGCGCGTGTATGTGTTGTGGTCTGGATCTATTCGTTGGAAATTTGTTTTCGTAACTGATAGAACTAAAAACTTACAAGCCATAGCAACTTATGCATTTAGTAACAATGGTATTAAATTTGTTGATGCAGATAATTTGTCTGGCTATCCGCAATTTATTGCGAATGCCTCACAAGATTCTGCGTTGGAAATTGAATTGCCATTTTATACGCATTTTGCTCAGTGTTTGACTCAGGACGATCCAGTTGCAACTGCATATCCAGCTAGTATTTATACTCCTGGTTATGTGCAGTTGGAACTGTCATCGTATGCTGGTTCTTTCACTGCCGATCGTGTGAATATTACTGCATATCATGCGATTGGAGATGACTTTGCATTTAGATTTTTAGTTGCTCCACCTAACACAATAGAGTTAAATGTTACCGAATAGTAACTTTTATTTCTGTTGTGACGACCTACGAAAACCCCCAAATGAATTGGTATCAAAGCCACCCGTGAGGACACATCCTACGAGTACTAAGAAGTACACCCACCCCATAGCGTAGCATGTAAAAGGATTATTTCAGCAATGGTACCCTTGCAATCCCCAATTGTAAGGAATTAATAATTGTTGGAACCCCGTCCGTATTCAAAACTTGAAAATATCCTGATTCGGTTAATATCGAGCCACCGTTGTCTATGAGACCCCTAGATGGATCCACGGCAAATGAGTGAAAGATAACTTTTGAAGGCACTGTTTTCTCTTTTGAATATTTCTAATCGTATTTTAAAATCCCTAAGAAGAACTTTTTGGAATGAATTGATTGACTTGCACTGCCCCAGTCTTTAACTGGAAAACAAAACTTTTACAATGAATACAACCACTGTAAATACTTTTGGGCTCTCACCCTCCTCAATCATCTTTTCATCTAAGTTAACTGAAGAATTAATTAAGCAGTGTGGTAAGCTATCCACACTTAAATCTAATATAGCTCCCCATGATTGTGCTCTGCTTGCGATCATGGCTGAAGCCCTGGAAAACCGGGAAACTGGAATTCCAGTTAAAATGGGTTTACCCATTTTATTGAAGGTTTTAAGAACTGAGTTCTACAAGCAATATGCGGCTAGGCGTTTTGATAGATATATCATAATAATGGCTAGCTGCGAACCTGACCACGTGCATAAAGCATCTTGCATTGGGTTGTTTGAACCACCGACAGAGAAATTTGTTGGTGCCTTAGACAATGCTTCTGATGAGGATGTGATGGTGTTCGGAAAATTGCAAATTAAAGTAGCAGATTACCGAAAAGCCATGATTAAAGCACAAAATAACGTCGATTTACGGGCTAAAGAGCTCAATATAGAGCCACAGGTCGTGATCGGCGTGACGAACGGCGATTGGAGACAACCGATATTTGAGAAAATGCCGGAAGTCCTTGATTGCCAGGACCGACCACATATGAATTGTGCGGTCGGAACGTTGATTGAATTAGCGTCGGAGACGTCTCCCCAATCGCAAGCGTTTTATGACGCTTGTGAGCGAGGAGTTTCCTCCCAAACTACTACAATCGAAACGGAAAAATTGATTGAATTGGCGTCAGAGACGTCTCCTCAATCGCAAGCGTTTTACGACGCTTGGGAGCGAGGAGTTTCCTCTCAAACCACAACAATCGAAATGAATACTGAACCCATTTATATGAATTCTGCATGTGAAACGTTGCTCACCGAAAAAGAAGAGGCAGCAGAAATGTATAAGAAACGACGTTCATTTGAGGAAATGAACGAACGTAGAAAACGACATCATGTTGCAGCAGCTTATTTGGCGAAAAATGCGGAAAAGCGTTCCAGGCAATCTGTCAAGGAACGCAACCGCGATTATCGTGAATCATGCAAAATTTTTATGAATGGACTTGTAGATCGAGTCAAAAAGGGCAAGGAAACTCTAGATAGAGTCAACGCGATGGTAGATCAAGTTGATACTATATTGGAGACGGCCGAAACCTGGAAGGACTGGATCAAGAAGACAACAACCGAAATGATGCCACAGTTAGTGGCAACAATCACACGTTGGATGTTACAACCGCCGACCTTTTTAGCACTGTGTCTGGATCTATTCGTTTTGATAGAACGAGTAGCTCCAGAGAGAGTGCGTCAAGGGTTTTATTGGTTTATATCTAGCGCTACAGCATTAAAAGAGCAAGCAATTGCTCATAGGTCTCGGCTCGCCTCAATTAGAAATAGAGCTGGTAGCGAAAGGGTGTATATGCAAAGTGCAAAGAAAGATGAGGCTCTGGAAAGAGCGTCGTGGATTACTTGCATTGCGGAATTAATGACCAACGTGAGATTAAAGGACCGCGTGAAGAATGTCTGTAAGTTAGCAATGACTTTAGGCAAAACTATGCGCGATGTGAATTCTTACCGAAAAGCGATAAAAGAACTGATCAAACCAGTCATGGATTTTTTGAGCAATTATCTAAGATTATCAATCTTAGATAAAATGTTCAAACGAGTTATGACTGATGCTGATTTAACTCAGTTCGTTGAAGACGTGGAGAAGTTGCGGGGGTATGGTGATCAGGAGATTGCCGCCTCTACTTTTCCCCACGAAGTCAACGCACTTTGGAATACTGCTGTTAAGGTAAGAAGGATTCTTGTCGAACAAAAATTGGATCCACAAGTCTACCGCGAGCTGCATTTTGCGTGCGAGGCTCTGAGTAAGTTTAGGGCGCAACATTATGTTGCGCTCCAGAACTCTTGGGGTGCTGTGCGCAAAACGCCGTTCGTAGTGGCACTTGTGGGTGCATCTGGTTGTGGTAAGTCAGATGTGGCACCTATGCTTGCAAAGGATATGTGCCACCCTGGTAACTGCAATATGGATGTAGCGACGACAAACATATCTGACCTCATATATTTCTATTCTGGTATTAAACACTGGGATGGTTATAGAGGTCAGCCTGTTTGTTTTTGGGACGATTTTGGACAGAAAAAGGAAGATGCTAATACTACCGCAGAGGAGTCAAATTATCTGTGGTTCATTAAGTTGATATCTGGTGTACAAGTACCATTACCGATGGCCCATTTGGACCAAAAGGGAATGTATTTTAATTCTCCGTTAACTATTCTAACTCAGAATGAGATATACCCAGTGCCAACTAGTATAGTGTGTCCCGAAGCTGCCCAATTGCGTGTCAATGTTCGTTGCTACGTTACTGAAGACAAGTCTAATCCTTTCGAGCCCATTTATCCTGAAGAGGCTATAACATATGATAATGGATACGTTGAACAAAGAAATCAATTTATGCAGTATCATGTGTTACCATCTGTACTGAAAAAGGGGCCGACTGTGGTTTCCACACAAAATATGGAGTCGCTGCCTAAACATGGCGACCCAAAAGGAATGAGTTACACTCAATTTCTTAAGTATTGTGTGGATAAGTTCAATCAGTGGCAGGAAACCTCCTCGGTAGAGAGAATGAAAGCGCCAACACCGGCGTCACGCATTTTCAATACCGGGGTGCCTCCCGTTGATCGTGGAACTAAACCAAATCGGTTCCAACCAGAAAAAGTGAACATGAATGGTCTCTTTAGTACATGGTTTGGAAAGGAAGAAAAGTCACAGCAAGGATACCAGGTGCGTGTCGCTGAAGATGATGCCGCTTGGTCTTCGGACGAAGAGGATCCTAATCCATATGAATATATGGACGGAAACACTTCGTTCGAGGACACGGCAAATCCTGAATCTTTCTTTGGAAAGCTTATGAGTTTCACTGGTTTATCTTCAATGATAAATTCAGTTGCAGAATTTTTAAATTTTTCTAGGGAATTTACAGCCCGTCTTTATCGATGGTCACCTGTTGTCTTTGCAATGGCTGTAGCTCTATGGATTTTTTCAATGTTTGGAGCGTTGTATTTATTGTGGAATCAGGAAGATTCCGACATGTCTGTCATGTATACGAAGGAAGACGTGGACAAGTTTTGCGACACAACTGATTTGCTTATCAGAGATGATATGCGCCTCATGTTGTATGATATTGCGAATCAACTTGAACGCGAAAAGATTTCGGCTAACATGGCAGCAAATGGATACGATTCAAAAGTTTTGAAATCCAAAGCCGCACGTGTTGTTTCCGGTGCCTATGTTCAAAAAATGTCTGAGAAGATTAAAATGAACAGTGGCCTTGAAAACAACACGTCCGTTGAGCATCTCATCTACAATAATATGCGAGTAATTCGCTATCATAATGGAGATGGTGCAATGCAAGCTATCGGTATAGTTGGCCGATATATGCTGTGTAATGCACATTTCTTTATTTTAGCGGAATACGCGAATAAGATTGTAGATGGGTACTGTGAACTGAGGACGTCAATTAATGGCGTTGATGAGTGGTTAGGGCATATTGATATGCGTCATGTCAAGATCTATAAGGATATGGACATTGCGATCTTTCAGTTGCCCAAACATCGCCCTCAATTTAAGGATGTGCGTAAGCATTTTATATCTGAGACAGAGTTTGGTAAAACAGACAATGTTCCAGTACGAATGCTTACGGTTTTCAAGAGGTGTCGTTCATCTCGTACGATTGCGAAATTGAACAAGAACGAACTTACTTATGAATTCCATCATGACAGCAATATAACCGTTACTGTTGCTCATTCCTACATCATGGAGCTCACAGACTTCTCTTATGGAGACTGTGGGGGTCCCATGATAGTGGAACATTTGAACAAAATTTCGGCTATACATGCTGCATCATCCAAAAGTTGGGCGTACGCTGTACCCGTGTATAAGGAGCTCTTTGATAATTTGAGTGCCGATTACGCGGAACAACCGCCTATTATTGAAATGAATGCTTATAGTTCGGCTTACGAAGAAGTGGAACCTGTCGGTGTGGTCCAACCACAGTGGCGGAATTTCGTTCAGAATAAAACGAACATTAGGCCATCCCCAGTTCATGGAATGGTAGCTCCAGTCACTAAAGAACCGTCCGTTAAAACGCTTAAAGATGTGCGAGTATCGGACGAGGCTAAACGTGGTTTGGAGCCTATGATCAAAAGTTTCAGACAATATTATGATCCATCAGTGGATATTAAGCCCCACATCATGCGGAAAGCGATGATTGCCGTTTCGGCTGTATTGGCAACTATAAAGCCAACAATACAGCTAGGTCGACGATTGTTAACCGGTGATGAGGTGCTTAATGGGTCAGACGGTGTATATCCGCCCTTGAACATTCACACTTCCGCAGGAATGCCTCAGCGTACATATGCTCCCGGAAAACCTGGTAAAACAGCGTTTTTCCGTAGGACTATTGATGATAAGCTGGAATGGGCAGATAGTGCGGCAGCGTGCAAGTTTAAAGCGGATTACGTCGAATATGAGAAATCACTACGTTCAGGCGTTATACCGTTTGTCTTTCTGATGGAAACTTTGAAGGATGAAACTTTGAAAATAGAAAAGATTGAGAATGCCAAAACAAGAACTTTCGAAGTGTTTCCGGGTCCACTAGCAATGGTGTACAGGAAATATTTCGGCGCATTTAACGCAGCTTTGCAAGCAGATTGTATGCGTAAACCCGTTTCGGTGGGTATTAACGCACATTCTGTCCAATGGAAATTCTTGTATGATCGGCTTAATCGCTTTGGTGGTAAGGTTATCGCCGGCGATTACGTCGCTTGGGACAAGAGGCTCTGCGGACAAGCGATCTACAAAGCTACGGTACAGGTTAATGAATGGTATGAGCGCGCAGTCTTAGACAACCCTAATCTAAGTGCGGAAGACCGCCATCGTATGATGGAGGAAATCGCGCAAGATAATGAGGTACGGCTTTTGCTGGCGCAAATACTTATTAACTCGTACGTTGTTGTAATGGAAATTCTTTTTCGAACAAGCCAAGGGTTGCCGTCAGGTGTTCCTGTGACTTCCGTTCTCAATTCTGTGGCGAATTGGCTCTATTTAGTTAGTGCTATATTCTCCATTTTAGAAGAGAAAAACGTGTTGCAGGATATGCTTCCAGATGAATTGAACAAACATGTGGAATTTGCACTCTATGGTGATGATCATATCATTGCCTTAAGTGCAGAATTGCGGCAATTTATTACGTTCCAAGACGTGAGAAATCATTTCCGGTCACGTCTTGTTGGTTATACGGATGCAAATAAAAATGCGATTTCAGAGTTCGATTTCGAGGAGCTCACAGATGTTACTTTCCTGAAGCGGAAATTTCGTCCTGAAAACGGTCGTGTTTATGCTCCATTGGACAAATCTTCGGTAGAAGATCAGCTCAATTGGATTAATCACACCGACTCGATGAATAGATTTGCTATCTTTGCGCAATGTTTCAAAGGTTTTCAAATCGAAGCCCACTTGCATGGTAAGTATTATTTTGAGATGATGACTGATCGTCTGCGAGCGGCTCTTGAGGGACATGCCAGTCCCCTTAAAGAGTGTGCTCTTGCAGAACTCAGTTCCTCAGATTATAAAGAGTTCTGGCGTTGCTATAACAACTCCTACTCCTCAATTTGACGGTTGAGGAGCGTCTTTTATTCCTTTATTCTAAAATGTTTTGAGGTGTCCCCGTATCCCGAAAGGGTGGTGATCTGTAGATCAATATGGGTTGATTCAACATTTTAGCTTGAAGTGCTAAATTAACCACTTAGTAATAAATGATAATTA